TTTTATTTTTTGATAATCTTTTAATTACATGTAAATTTATTTTTGATTTCTTTTCTGTTCCTATCCAGAACCAAGTTTTCCATCCATCCTTTGCTGGATGTGGATCACCATCTTTATCTGAATGTTGGTGATGAGTAACATGGTTTGATGCCCATATCATAGGCGAACCTTGTAAGGCAAATATTCCACATAAATTTAAAAATTTTTCTACATTATTAGAAACAATAAATGATTTATGTGACAAATACCTATGGCAATATCCTTCAATACCATATCCGCCAAAAAGTAGAATACCAATCAAAGTAAACCACAACCAATTAACATTCCAAAAATAATATAATCCAAAAATGCCTATTAAATGTATTGCTAATTGCGATGCCAATAACTTTTGATGGTCTGTAATCATACTAAAATCCTCATTATAATTTATTTGTCAGTGCCACTTTCCTCATCATAATTTTTAGCGTCTTCAAAGAAAGAAACTGTTTCATTAAATCCAAAGTCATCATCAGCATCAGCAGATGTTGGATCAGGAGTAACAGTATATCTTTGTTCTCTCTTCGGAGCAGTATCTGGCAAGTCTGTATATTGATCGACTTGAACAGTTTTGATAACCTTGCTGGAAGTAACTGGTCCATATAGGAAGAACTTCGTAGTAAAATCTAATGTGTATATAATTGCTCGTCTTTCAGTAAATTCACCCTTATAACTATCTTCATAATCAATACTATTCAAAACAATAGGTATATCTCTTGCGATACCCATATCTGCCATATCATTAATTGTTAATGTATAGTCTGGTTGAAAGAATGGTAATATTTGTTCAACAATCTGTAACGCATCGTCTGATTGTTTTGCCATAACATATAACTGAACATTCAAATTATATGGTACAGGCATATATTGTGAATCCATTTTACTATTATCATTAGAATCACTTTTTACTTTCTTAAACTTTTGTACACGATTTAACTTTCGTGTTGGATCATAAGATAATGTTTGTATTTCAAATCCAAGTCTAGGAAGTGTAATCGCAACCTTGCTATCTAAGTTTGCATCTTGGTCAAGTCTTGCTAACCATTTTTGTTTTGGTCCATATGCTAATGGAACTTTCATCGATTGTGTAACTACACCACTATTATTTTTCTTCACAACATGTAAGTCATTAAATAGTGTACCAAATGCCACTACAATATTTCTTACTGTTTCGTGATAGAATTGTCTGTTACCTAACATTATTCATTTACTCCTGCGTCTCCGAATGGATTAGACTCTGAGAAGTCTAACACATTATCATCTTGTTGCTCAAATATTTCATTTTGTGCGGTCTTATCATTTACACCATCTCCAACTATATAGTCTTCTTGTATTAGATAAGCAACATCATCTGGATCTGTATCGTTCTCAAGTAAAACAGAACCAACTTCATTTTCTAATGTAAATTGATATGCTAATGCGTCTACACTTAATGCATTATCTATACCATCTATTTCACTAATACCAGTATCAAAGTCTTCAGAACCATATTCAAATGTTCTGCACTTGAGTTTGTAAGTTGGTAAATTGTGAACTTGATAGAATGGATCATCATGATCTACAAACCCAATTTCAAATAACTTTTTACCTTTTGGAAAATAAATTAAATCGCCTTCGTTTGGTCTAGAACTTACTGTAAGATTTGAGTCTATTGCAACAAACTGTTCCCATCTTCTTCTTGAAACTATAAATGTTGTTTCATCTCTCATCTCTAAACCAAACTGAGACATGAGTTCTTTTTGTCCTTCGTAACCATCTACATTTTCAATATACATTTCAATTAAGTATGCATCACCAAAAGTTGATATATCATCTTCACCTAAAATTGTATCTGTTGAAACAATGGTACGAGGAATGTAGTAGACCTCTTGACCATAGATACGAAGTTGCTCTATGATTAAATCTTCATAGAGTTCTTGTTCTCTAACAGTTCCTGTGTCAAAATAAACATTAGTAGGCATTGCCTTATCCTATTTGATGCATAGGTGGCAACTCATATGCAAGTTGTATCTGTTCTTCCAGTTTGTTAATTTCTTCTTGTGCTTGAAGATAGATTTGTTCGCCATTCATTTGTACACCACCTAACATCTGAATTCCTTGAAACTTAGAAAGGTTTGCTCCCCATTGTTTCTTAATTAATTGAGTACAGTATCTCTTTAAGAAAATATCATCCCAAATATCAGTATATGTATCTGGGTCTACTTTTCTAAAACACTCAATAACTATGTAGTCGTTTTCACTTACATCGTTTGACCAATCCATATCAATGTATAGTCTGTTTTGATGTTGATTGAAACGAAGTGGTTTTTCACCTACAAGTAAATGTGAAAGATGATCTAAATGGTTCATTGTCATTTCATAATGAACTAATGATGTTGACGAAAAGTCATACAAATCATTTAGTCTTATTTGATAACGCATGTCAAACATATTGTTTGTTGCTGAGTCATCAAATGGAAATACTTGAACAATAGAAACTACAGGAGAAGGGATGGGAATAAATCCTTTCCCTTCTAACCAATCAGCACTTATACTACCATCAGCAGAATCTGTCGCTGAAGTTGTAGTATTAGTAGCAGCACGAGCAATTTCTGCAGCAGTAATTTGATGTTTAAGAAACATTCTCTCAATACCATCAAAGTGATACTGAGCAAAGTATTGTAACGCTTCATCAATGCGATCGTCAACTTGGTCGGGATCGACATTAATTTCAATTACAGGTTTGCCCAATGCCCTTAGACAATATTCTTTAAATGTTGCTCTTGTGCTTGGTACTGCCATTTAATTATCCTTAGTAAGTTCCACCATCAACAGTTGTTACAGTAACAACACCAGTGCTAACTTGGAAGTTATCAGAACTAAATGAAGCAACACCTTTATTAGATGTTGATGCTAATTCAGCTGCGATAGTTAATGTGTCACCAGATTGTGAAGTATCAATACCTTCACCACCAGAAACTGTTAATGTATCTCCTAAATCAACAGCATTCGAACCACTATCACCTGCTAATGTAATTGTAGAGTTTGATAGTGAAGAATTACCGATATTTGATATTGTGTTAGCAGAAGCATCAATAGTTTTGTTTGTTAGTGTCTTAGTATTATCAGTTGAGATAATGTCACTACCACCCAATGTAGCAGTTGTTGCTTCTAAGTTTGCAACAAGTGTGCCAGTTGTGATAGTTAAGTTACCTGTTGAAGCACCAGTAAATGTACCAGTACCAACGATGAACTTGTCAGCACTTTCATCAAAACCGATAAACGCATTGTTAGAGTCACCTCTTTCAATTACGATACCAGAATCGTTAGCAGGAGCACCAGTTGTTCCGTTACCCAACTCTATTAATGTATCACTAACAACAGTGTTTGTTGTAGCAACAGTAGTTGTTGTACCATTTACTGTTAAGTCACCAGTAACTGTCAAGTCATTACCGATTGTTACATCACTTGGTAAACCAACTGTAATTGTACCAGAACTTTCACCAACTTCTACTTCGTTTGCTGTACCAGAAAAAGTAATTGTACCACCAAGAGAAGTTGCGGTTGAATTTGAACCATCTGAAACTGTAATAGAACTATTAGCAAGTTTATCGTTACCAATAGATCCTGCTAAGTCGCCATCAGCAATCGAACCAGACTTAATTGTTACAGCACCAGAAGTTACTGTAAAGTGGTTTGTATCAAATGAGGCAACACCTTTATTAGATGTTGTAGCATCTTCAGCAGTAATTGTTAAGGTGTTAGTTGCGATATCAGTAACAATACCTTCACCATTTGCGATGGTTAATGTTTCACCAAGAGCGATACTGTCAGAAGAAGCATCACTACCTGTAATAGTAATTGTAGAGTTTGTTAATGAACTATTACCAATGTTTGATAATGTGTTTGAAGAACCACTGATAGTTTTGTTTGTTAATGTTTCTGTGCCCGCAAGTGTTGCGAAAGAACCATCTGATAATGCTGTATTAAATTCAGCAGTTGTACCAGTTAAAGTACCTTCTGATAAATCTAATGTTAATGTGTTTGAAGCACTATCAATTGTTTTGTTTGTAAGTGTTT